AGTGTATTTAGCCATGATTATCAATCCAATTAATTAAACTCTTCTACCAAAAAGCCGCAATTAAGCGGCGTTTATTATTGGCCATCTAATTACTAGACGGTCGCGTGCATAATACCAGTTGACTGCTCACTGTCAGACTTCAGCACTTGTACCATCGCTGCGTATGTGGTCATTGCCTGCGAACTCATCGGGTTTGTCTTCGTATGCGGCACGGAAACTATGTCAGACGCAACGCCCAACTGAACCGTACGAGCAAGCATTTCAACAAACACAACGTTACTATCTGCTAATTTCTCAGCAAATTTAACGTCTTTAATCTCAGGAATATCCATGATGCGCTGTGCAACTGTTTTATCACCTTTGACCGAAGAGTAATCACGATCCATTGCTGCTTTGAAGTTTTTAGGGAAGTACATTACAACACTACCCACTTCAACGCCACCTTGTTCCGCAAACATCTTGCCAACAGCAGAGATGACTTCGTTCACAATTTTGTCGTAGTTAGTAGAAACAGACCAATCGCTAATAGTGGTCGTACCACGAGTTGGTAACGTTGTATAGCCGTAGATAGACTGTAAAGCACCGTTAAAGTTAACTTTAATGCCAGCGTTACCGTTAAACAATGTTTCTTCCAATCGCTCAGCAACCATGCGTACAGACTCGCTCAAGCCTAACGACGTTTTGTAGCTAAAGCCCTGTTGACGCCACGGCACAGTAAATGATTTGTGCGTAATTGGATTCGGTACGTAGATTTCACCAAATACAAGATCATCACCGTTAAAGCCAGTTGGATTTTGCTCTTGCTCCGCTTCAGAGAATGCGCTGATATTTTCAGTGCCGATAATCTGTGTGCTAATGTCAGCAGGGAAAGATAAACCAGCAGCTTGCAAATCAGCGATACCGTTTAATTTACGACGGCGAATCTCTGTGATCACTTGTTGAATGATCATGAAATCTTCATGGCGAAGCGTTGCGGCATTCGTCACGTAAAGATTGTTTTTGACCAGTTCAGCAGTTTTTGAATTACGCGCTACAATGTTTTTATCTTTATCAACAAGAACATATTTGTTTAAGCCGTTTTCAGCGAAGATTGCTTCGTGATTTGTTGCGTAATCGCCCCAAGCTTGGCCAGCCATTGCAATAGCCGCTGCATGAGCTGCGCGACCACCACCAAATGAGCTAATTGCACTATTTTGATTTTGCATGATTTTTACTCCTACGCTACACGCGCTTTAATACGAACAGCAGTTGCACCGCCTGAGTTGTCCACCGCTTCCATCGCGTAAGCAATAGCAGTTGCAGCAGTTCCGATTTTTAACGTACCATCACCAGCAGAAGCAAGCGGCGCACCGTCAGCGATAGCAGCAGCAGAAGCGGCTACAATTGCGTTTACTTCTTGGCCTGCGTGATATGCACCATAACTAACAGTTTCACCATCAGCATAAGCGGTATCGATATCGCCAGCAATGGCAAGATTAGTTTGCGCGAATAATTTAGGCGCCAGTGCGTCAGCGGTTACGTTAACGCCGACCTTACCTAGAGCTTCGATTACCAAATGGCCAGGAATAATACCAGCCGCATTTGCTAAGCGTTCAGTCAACAAAGGTTGACCAGCCGCACCAGCATTTAAAGAAATTACTTGTTCAGACATGATTGCCCCCTATTAAGTAAAGTCACAAGCTGGAGTGTCACCAGTTTGCGCGTTTGTTTGTAATTGACCTTGCTCACCAATGCGAACGGCTTGTTTTTCTGGCGTTAGCATGTTTGTGATTAATGCCAGTTCAGAATCTGATTTGCCAGCTAGTAACTCGCTAGTGTATTCAGAATTTGCAACGATATTATCAATCACTGCTTTTTGCTTTTCTGCTTTTTCAGCTTTGAACGCATCAAAGTCTGCTTTGTTTGTTTGGTATTCAGCTACTGCATCAAAATCAATTTTGCTGTTAGTAGTTAAAAACTCTTTTGCTTGCTTTTCATCGAGTGAATTAGTAGCGATAATTGAATTTAGCTGATCATCAGTTTTTGCATTTAATGCGTCAACGTCTGCCAAAGTAAATTTATTTGCACTATTACCGATGATAGCTAAGACAATTTTATTCTTGTCCATATCGCTTACCTCTTGGTTGTTGGTTGTGGTTGGTTTAGTAATGAATTTCTCAGGGTTTTCTATAACTTCAGTTTTATCATCAAGCAAAGTAACAGCGTCATTTTGATCAACTGCATAAGTTTGCTTATATGTAACCTTGGTAAAACCTTCTTGCTCGACAGAGTATATCACGCTTTTGCTATCTGGATAAATATCTTGAATCCACTCATAAGCGTTGCTCGTGCCAGTTTTAATTAGCTCTCTGACTGATTGGTGTAAATCAGATGTAGATAGCTCGTTAACTTTCCACTCAGCGTTATAGTGCATAACTTCGCAATCTTCACTGTTGGTGATTAATTCAGTACCAGCGTGAACACCTGCCGCAGTTTCATTTAATAGAATTGCAACATGATCAAAGTTAAAACCGCTACCGACGCGGGTATATTTAACGTTAAAATCGTCTGAGCCAGTTTTATTAATGACTTGCGCAATGCCTAATCCAGTGGATACACCGATTTTTTCACCAGCTTCAATACGGCGAATAGTTTCTTTGCCATCTTCTGAGTTATTTGCGATCTCTTCGTCCAGCATAAAATCAACAAATACACGCTTGCCTTTTTTGCGAGGGTTACGCATCCAGCCGCCAATGTTTTGCTTGTTTGTCGCTACAGGATGTGAGGCTAAAACGCTCACGCCGTTTACAGTAGGGTGGCCTAGTGGCGTTGGTAGCATGTTGAGCTGCATAAAGCTTGACTCTACATCTTTATCTGGATAGTAAATATTATTCATTGCAGTTCCGCCCCTAATTGGCATCATCTGCGTAACAATGTGCGATCTACCATCAATAACTTCACGATGGAATTTACCGCTAGTTTTGGAGTTAATTAAAAGTTTAAGTTGCTTTTTCATTATAAGCCCTTTTGTCTAATTGCTTAATAATATACCTTTTAGTGCAATTAAACAAATAGGGCTGTTTTGCTGGTTAGTTTTCGTAAATCAACCACCCAAGCACTATGGGCGTGATCAACGGAGCAAATAGAAAATGTATAACCATTCCCGTTAACTCCACAATATCTAGCGCGATATCTTTATCCCAAAGCCTAGCCGATACAATGCCTAGAGTTAATAAGTACATAAACACGCTGTAAGTTATTAATGAACCGCTCACAATCACTCTCCTTTTGTTGCGTTAACCATGCGAATGCATAGCTCTAAAAATCTTTCGTCAGTTAAATCAAAACCGCCAACTCTTACGCTACCTTCGCCAACAGACATTCCGTTATCAAGCAAGAACTCTTGCAGTTCGTCACGCCATGTATATTCGCGCTCTACTTTGCGGTAGAGGTTGTCATGAATATAATCGTCTATAAGGTTTCGCTCCCCATACCCGCACACACAGTAATCCTCCGACTCTTCGTCTTGACAGTAAAGTTTTCCGCATTCAAAGTCTTGTTTTAAATCAAAAATAGAATCAGCGACTCTCACATACTCAACCTTAGTGCGCGGCTTTGAAAGCTCTACTTTCTGCTTTGGGCTTTCTGCGCTCTCTACAAATATAATGGCATTTCTTAGTTTGTGGATATAATCAACACTTTCGTGCTCGCCGTGAACTTCAATCATGCGATCTAATATAAAGTTAAGTGTTTTTGTGTGCTCGAAATCTTCACCAGTTTGCAGGAACGGCTTCGGCTTGGTTGGTTTCGATGCGGCAATAAATCTTCTAGCTGCCGTGTACTTCTCGAAATCGTTAGCGCTTGCGATCTCACTCATCTCTTTGACACATTGATTGAATTGTTCGATGGTACAGATTACGCTCCAATATTCATTATCACGCACTGAGTTTCCATTTGTTAACTCACCTTTTGAGTACCCATCAAACCCCTTCATGGCCTCAATTACTTGACTCATGTCCTCGTGACTGTCTTTGCAATACAGCGGAAATTCACCTTTAAAATAATTAACCGCATCAACCACTGTCTTTTGCTTTAGGTCGGCTATGGTTATTTGCTTGTGATCGTCATTGAAATTTGTATAAATCCACTCTCCATTAAACACCTGTACGTAATCTGCGTTTTCTTGCGTTAGTGCTGGATTTATGCCTTGGTAGAAACCCTGCTTCTCGCACTCTGCGATGTATAAATCGTGCTTCTCATTGTTATCATTCTCAATATAAGTATCTTTCAAATCAATCATAATCCTTCCCTCTTTGGTTATTGGTTGAGCTAAATATATGCCTAATGGGACATGCTGTCAATATAATTTACATATATCTTTCGCATTGCTTTCATATGAGCATAGTGCTATTGTTAATAAACCAAATTAACGGAGGCGTAAATGAAAGACAAAAAGCAAGTTAAAAAAGTTATGGTTAAGGTGGCGACTTTTGACGCAACAGAAGCCCAAAACAATTACTTGGTGTGGCAAGCAGCAAAGACAGGTGGTTCAAAGGCAGGTGTTATTCGTGCGCTAATACAGGAGAAGATTGACAATGAAAAATAAAACAGACTTGGAATTGAGCAAGGCTTTTGCAGAGCTGGAGGGTGTTGATGTCGTTATTCAAAATGGCGCGCTTATATGCGATTCGCCAGCAGATGTTTTATCATCTGTGTTGTCAGATAAATACAACCCAATCACCGACGTAGCTTTAAACTGCGCTGCTCGTGATAAGTACCGTGTTAGCGTTAATCACTACGACCAATTTGATCGCGGCGTGGATGGAAATGGAAGCCATGACATACCGTGTTGCACAGTATCTATAATGGGGTTAACTGGCGATTATGAGGTTTCGTTATTTAATGTTGATGAGTCGTTAATACCAAAGGCTGTTATTGAATGCATATTGAAAGCAAATTAAGCAAAAAGGATTAAGCAATGGCTAAACTAACAGGAAAGCTAACGCGCACAATGCGGGTAGGCATCAATACACCACTATATAGAGCGATTATCGACAATATAGAGAAAGGGCTAGATTGGGCGCTAGAAGCTAGAGTATGGCGCATTACTGGCGCAAATAGAATAGAGGGAACCGACCTTGTTCGCTTTGAAATGGAAGAAATTTAACCTATCAATAAGCGCCAATCAATAGAAACAAACGATTGGCGCTATAATCACCCGTTGCTATTGTTAACGTAACGGTAAGTTAATCAACAGGAGTTAATATGAATATTTACAAAGTAGTTTATCCGAACAGTAATTGCGCACATCCAACCCATACAACGATTGGTAGTAACCTTAGTCGAGGAGATGCTGACAAACTTGCCAGCACTCGAGGCGATGCAAAGGTTGTTACTATGGGACAGGTTTAACAGTTTATTTATTCTCTTGCGCTAACAGCGCTTTTCTTTCAGCCTTAAATCTAGCCTCTGTTCGTGCAGGGGCTTTTAAGCTGCCTTTTCAGTCTGCATCAATACTTTTCTTTGTTGCGCGTAAATCTTAGTTACACGATTAGACTGCCTTGCTCTAATAACAACTTTAAGTCCACAACGGCAATTCCAAGGGCTGATTGTAACGTTTCTCGCAGCTTGCTCTAGGCTCATTATTATCCTATGCCACCTTGCGTGTAAGTGGCGGACGACAGAATCGTTTTTGGTGATCCATTGCACTTCTAAATCTTGATCTGTTTGCGCGTTTACTTCTTGCGCCTCTTTAATCACACTTCTTTGGCTGGCTTGCGCAACCTCAGTGACATTAATCACCCTTGCTCGGCTTGTGGTAACGTTTATTCTATCTGTAATTGCTTCGTGAATATCGTCGACTGAAACAATACCCATTTGCTCGTGTAAAATATTACGCGTGTCGAATAGCATTTCATCTATCCACTTTTTAAGCTTTACATTGGCTCTGTCGTGCAGGAAATCCAATTCATTAGAATGCACAGCGGTGTTAATTAGAGCCGTAGCGCCAACGTCAAGAGTGGGTAGCTTTGCGGCTTCTTGCGCTGTAAGTATTGATTTAATTTCTCTGTCAGTTCGTTCTATGCCGCGCTTATATGCTTCTGTTTGGTATTTTGATTGCCAAGGCTCATCTAAAAATATACCAATTGCGCGAGCGTCAAACTTAGCCATGAAAGCGTTAATCTGCGCTTGCTGCTCTGCGTTTACATTAGTAACAATCGAAGTTAGCGGAATAGTAATCATGTAAGCTTTAAGCTCTGCGAATTTACGTGATATTTCACGGTTCCATGCTTTCTCAATCGTCTTGGATTTGTTGGGGTTAGATGTAATTGACATTTTCATTCATCCTTTTGTATCGCTCAAGTATAAAGTATTTCGCTATTAATTTCATTATTGATAGGAATAAACGATTGGTAATAATTATTGATAAGGCTATTATTTGCCTATCAAAACAACTTAACAGGGGTTTAAAATGACTACCGATACAATTACAGGCAAAGCAATCGCAAAGGTTATACGACCTATGGAGCGATTTAATAAAGACATCTTGTTTAATCGACTAACTGCGGCAGGCTACAACGTCAAGGCCGCAACCTGTGCATCTCGAATTAATCAACTGTTCAACAAGAGTATGATAACTCGACATAAAGATTATGGTCACTTTTACGCAACAAAAACACAGCTTAACGCTCTGGCTAAACTTGAAGTAAAAAAGCGCGCAAAGAAAACTTTCGGAATGGACAGTATATGCGACATAGAAAAGCTTTGTTTATATGGTAAGTGGTAATTGGTTTACATAATGGACAATGTGAGCTAATATTGTTGTGTTGATTTGTTGGGGAATGAATTAACAAGAAAGCTTAGACGAAACACCGCGCCAATTTATTTGGTTTCCCCCACGGTGCTTTCTCTAAGCTTTTTTTATATCTGTCATTCCAGCATGAATTAACCGTGTCTTTATAAAGCGGTTTACCACGATAAACTAAATCCTTGTTTGAGCATCAAAGCTGTTGCGATATTGCTATACAAACAGAATTGTAATTAAATCTATGCTCTGCTTGCCCTTTGCAACATAGTCCCAATTTTGAGCCGTGTATTGCGGATCAGGTTTCACAAATTATCGTGTTACAAGCTTTAGAAATAAAGCTGGTGGGGGAAAGTTTAGTACCCGTCTAAGTAATTAGACCAATTTGATAGATATAGTTATTTTATAGCTCACTAGACAAGCAATTACTTCAAGCTTAGATAGTTATCAGATGGGGGAAAAAGGGTTTATTGTAAGTTTAATTCACCAAAGAGCATTAATTAACCAACGAAGGAAAGAAGATGAAACCTATCAATACCCAATAACCGATAGATATTACCGTCTGGCACTAAATAAAGTTTAGGCTGATAATGTGGTACGTTTAAATAAAAGGAAAGCAAAATGAACAATGAACAGCAAGTTATCACCGATTCACAGGAGATTGCAAAGGTAATGGGTGAAGATTATCCAGTAAAGGGAGCTGATGTTAATTTCAAAGGCGTAGGCGCCACACCACCAGTTGACGAAAGATACCGCATAGAGTATCGGTGCAATATAAACGGCCTTACAGTTGCGGAATTTACGCTTAAATTTGAAACCGAGCTTGAATACTGCGGTTTAGATAAAGATGGGCATTGCTTGGCTATCGATAAGTCTGAATTCGTGGCGCTCCACGCTTTTAAATCGGAGCTGGATATTGCCGAAGAAAAGCAGGTTGAAGAGGTGTCGAAACTGCTAAGCAAGAATGGAATGAGTCACGACACAATTTGGATTAAATGCCTGCAATCTCACGGGATGCTTGCCGGAATTAAACTGTAAGTTACCAGTTAACTGATTAAGGAGATAAATATGAACAGCATTAAATGGTGGTTGTTTAGAATTATAGTCGCGTATTACTTTTATAAAACAATGCGCAATCACGGGTATGGATTGAGCTGGAGCTGGAATTATTCAGATTCGTTTGATAACTTCTTTGACTGTGCAGAATGGAGCACTATACGCGAAGATGCTGAAGAGGCTGTTTACGAGGAGTTGAGTTGCTGGGACTAGCTAAATAGCAAACTAAAAACTAGCCGCGCTCATAAGCGCGGCTTTTTGTTACATGCAATTTTACTACGTGATTGGAGCGTTATTTTTAATAACAGATAATGTTTGACCCCAAATTATTGCGCTAGCCCCTATTGGTGTCATGTAAACAGAAATAGGCAACCCAACAATAGCCGCTGTTGCTGGTATTGAAAACGATATCGACACATCTTCGTCTGCAAGGTCTTTTGCAAATCTCAAATTTCTTGAGAATATAGATATTGGTGATCCACCGTTCTGCGCTATAAACTCAATCAAATAGCGTTTATCTCTAACGGATGGCCTTGTAAATATTCGCAATGTTATGCTGTAAACGCCGTCCTCCTGGTCAAGTATTGCTTCACCATCTGGATGATTAATAAATTCAACCACAGTTGACGGGAGATTAGACTCGTTACCACCAAGCCCATCGTTTGTTATTTTAGTCTGGACGCCGGCTGCCGCTGCTATTTCATCAACCGTCTTTGTAGAGCTATCTGTTGAAATCTCATAACCGTTAGTGTTATTGATCTGTAGTAGTGTTGGTAGCGCCGATAACTTACTTCGCTCTATAGTTGACATGACAACCCCAGAGCCAGTGTTTGTGATTTCACTAACTTTTGTTTTCTCTGCATCAGTAAATGCATTTGTATCTGGATTTGATTCGTACAACGCCTTAATTGTTGCAGCGTCAAGGTTGCGGTTGAGTATTGTCCAATCCCCCTCTACTTGTGGGTCGTCAACTTCCGAAATCAAAGCATCGCCAACCAATACAGGCACTGAAAAGAAGTCGCCAGCAACGGTAACCGTATAAAAATATCCAGTTATCACTCCAGTTGGCGCGGTCTCAAGGTTTGGCGTGTTTGTTGATGCATCATAACCACCCTTGTACTGCAATTGAGCCGTAACTGAGTCATCGACATACTTTTTAACCGACTGCTGCGTAGGTATTTTAGTTGGTGAGTCAGAAATCATATTATCTTCATCAATAACAAAGTTCATACCTAACGTGCTGTTGGTTCGATTCTGTACTACTGGGTCGTCTATAAAATCAAAGAATCCGACCTTAAAGAATGGTAATCCAGTTGTTAAGTTTCCCTTAAGACGCACATCGCCATCTGCACTGGAAACACTAAACTCATAGTTCCCACCTACAAAAGCATCAACAGGAACATTACCTACTGTGTTTTGTAGGTCTATAACCGTTTCAACATCAGCAGTAAGGGTTCCTAGCTTAACACTGAAGAAGTCTTTTCCGTCACGCTTCACCGACGCATTCACATTGGTTATGGTGACGTCCGCCTCAAGTGTTACTTTCACGATACGCAAATCTTGATTTGGATTGGAAATCCACGTTGGGTTTATAAGAACATCTGCCTTGCTTAGCTCTCTACTGGACTCCTGTTCAATTCCAACAGTAAACCTTGATGTTGACTCGTTTGTCTGGTTGTCAATCCATGTCGGGCTAAAGTGGTGATTGTCTACAAGATTTGTAAATATGACATTCTCACCGCCGGAAGATATATCATGAGCGTCACCAAGCCTAAAGGTGCCAGTTCCAGAGTTCATTAGTCCAGTGGTTACTATATCCTTGCTTCCAAAGTCTACCACTGTATCGCTGTTTGTATCACCAGTGCCCACTAGTTCCGTGCCGCCAGGATTAGCCTTTACCATTTCATTGTCAGCCAGCACTCCAGAATCAGGGGATGGAACTCCGCCTGTGCCGCTAGCATTTGATTCCGCATCATTCCAACTCATACAGCCGCCTTAACGTTGATTTCACAGCCCAATAGCGAATAGACAAACGCGCCTAAATCTCCAGTTTCGTTTACAATTTCTTTGTTTGCTTTCAGATCTCGATAACCTGATGCTGTGTCAATCTTTGCCGGTGCAACTGCGCCAGCATAAAAAGACGCTACACCCTGTCCAATCATACCAGCGTTAATTTTATCGCCAACCGATATGCCAGCAGCAATAACGCCAGGGTCGGCGTAAATATCTGTAATGGTATCGGGTTGTATTACTATGTTAGGTATTGTATCAGCCATAATTATTCCTCAATTGAATCGTTTAAATCATCATCATCGACACTTAGATCGATATCGTCTGTTTCTATTTCATCCAGCCCTACAGCCTTAAATACCGACTCTGCAATCACTTCATCAGCTCCGATAGTAGAAAGCCCTTCAGTTGCTGATTTAAACGCATCAGCTTTGTTTTTCATCGACTCGCTTGCTTCTTTTTCGCTTAGCGATGATTGCACAGGCCAGATTACTTCCGCATTGTCAGGTAGCTCTAAAATACCAGCTTCGTCAAGTATTGATAATGCATCTAATAGCCACGGCGTACACTCTTGCTCTTGGCGGTCATTTACTAACGCGTTCCAAGTTGCTTTATCTTCTGAGCCTGTAACACTCCCACCAGCTTTAGTTGTAAGTATTCGAACAGGTATTCCAGTTGTTCCGGCGATCTCTTCTACTGCAATATCAAACGCATCACGAGGGCTAGACATTGCAGGCTGTAGCATGTTGGCTTTCATGTTGTTTAAGCGCAAAGTATCTTCGAGGCCGTTCTGGAAGTTTTCAACGTTTTCTTTTAATGCTTCCCTTGCCTCTTTGTTTGTTGATACCTTCGAGCCGTCAGCAGCTTCAAGCGCTAATTTTTGACGGGAATTTCTATAGTAGGATTCGCCACTTGAGCCGCGCACTTTTTCTTTATCTGTTACGGCATTCCAAGGAGCTTCTAAAGCACTGCAACCCTCTAGGCTATTTGATAGCGCACCCTCTGCAAGATGTACTACACGTGAATAATGCACTCTGATAGCTGAAACGTTAGCGGCTAATTTACTATAGCCGTTAACGCGAGATTGAAGCGTGTACATAACAGGTAGATTGTAACGAGGTGATGCTGGATCAGTATCCCATTGCACAACCTCGATGCCGTCCTCTTCGTAAACGTTAAAGTACAAGCCTTTGAAATTATCTTTATTTGCTGAACCGATTGGAAGTGATGGATCTAGCCCATCAGGTATGCCAACAAATAAAACTGAAAAGCTGCCAATTCTATTGGCAATATCAACACGCTCGAAAGCACGGAAAAATTTAGCCTTTTTAAGCGCGTTTAGTTGATCGACCAAAACTAGATCATTGTTAACTTTAATCTCTGGCATATCACGCCAACATGATTTAGCAACCTTGGCAACAACAGTGTTAGCTATGCCGCCGCGCTTATACATGCCCTTGAAGTCATCAAAGCAAAGCACGTCTCCATAGCCAAACAATTCATTGAAGTTTCGCTTGCCATTTGGCGAAACACCAAACGAGCCGCTACTTCCGCGCGTGAATATTTGGCTAACGGCATTTAAAACTTGCCCTAAATAGTTATCAGCTTGTTGATTTTTAGCAGTGTACTCGATAACGCTTTCTTTTTTCTTTGTAAATGGGAATTTCATATTTTCACCAGTTGTTTACCAATCCCAGCCGCCTGATTCTTGCTGTTCAGCTTCAGAAGCATACGCCGCAATAAATGCATCGGCATCATTTGGGGAATCAACTTCGCGTTTTTTCAAATCTTCTTTTGATTCTACCATTACTTTGCCATTCTTGCTAAATTTACGTCGAGGTGTTGACAATTCAGTAACTAGGTTTGCAAGGTTTGCCATATCAGAGCTAATACTGATAAGCTCATGCTCTTTAAACTCGTAGCCTTTCACAACTGCATTATAGGTATTTCTAAACCTATCAGCTATCGTCCACCACTCCTGCGCCTTTAAATTCTCGAAGAAATCTTTATTGGTCACACCATCTTCTGTTGCTTCGTCGCTTGGATCTGGTTCAATGTAGTAATCATCAGGGTTTATTATTTTACCACTGGCTATAAATTTACCATATCTTACGGCTATATGACTTGGATCGCTCTCTTCTGCATCTTCGTTTATTTCTTTAAACTTTGCGCCACAAGTCGCACCAACGCCAATAGAATCATATCTAATCTTTGCCTTGTACTTGTCAGCCTCACTATATACGCGCTTGCAGCTATCTAAAAGCTCGTCTTCTTTCGCTTTCCAGTGCTCACCCCATACCGCAACAATGCCTTTGCGCCGTATCTGAGAGTTTAAATCTTTGCCACCGTCTGCAACATCATATCCAATTTGACTGTCGCCCTTAACTTCAATGCCTAATTTAATGTGAGCGTCGATAGCCGCTTCTATCCAAGAGCGCTTAATAACAACGTCATCATCATCTTTCTTCGGAACACCTAAATAAATATGCTCAAACTCATCATAGTCCGAATCTCTTAATCGGTTTATTTTTCTTATCATTGAGTTAGACAAAAACGGGTTGCGGTCATAGTTAATTTGCTCGACCAATACGCCGTTATCTAGATCGTGCCTAAATGTTTCAACGAAATCAGATACAAGTCGAGGGTTGTATAATATCCAGCATTCCGCACCCTCCGACCTTATTGTCGGCTCGATAACACTCCATTGGTCCTTAGTTAAACCCTCACCCTCTTCAATCCAGCCAATATCAGCACCCTCAAAGCCTTTTATCTCTGCAATATCTCGATGTATACCGTAAAAATGGAAGCTAGAGCCTGTTTTCTTGTGGCGTATTTCTGAAGCTAATATGTCGAATTGATCTTTAAGCCCGAATCTTTCTATCTGAATGCACAAGATAGCATAAACAGATTCTTTGATTTTATTTTGAAATTGCCTCATGCATAAGAATTTAACTGTATACCTGGAAGCTAAGAACACGGCAAAGCCTGCGCAATCCCATGTTTTAGACGAAGCCCTGCCGCCTTTTAAAACCTTGGTGTCTGCTTTGGTTTTCCAAAACTTTTTAAGGTTAGGGTTGAGCGTTGCCGTCATTCTTCGTCACTGTAAAAGTCGTTGAAGTTTTTAGGTGTCATTGTCCCATCGCTAGAAGTTAAATCTAGTTTGCTTGCTGAGTCCCACCCTTGCATTGTTGATAGCTGTTTAATTGCGCCTTGCTGATCATGCAACTCAATTTTAGGGCCGCTCTTTGTCATTGTTACTGATTTAATGCAAGCCATTACATCTGGGTCAATATCATCACTATCCTTCATCTTCCAGACTGTGCCGATAATATCATTACCCTCTTCGTCCTCGCCTACGCGAACCTGAGAGAACGTTGCAATATCTGATATCTTTACACGCGCATTCTTAGAAAGTATCGTCATGGCCTCGTCACGGCTCATAATTGCCTCATTAACGACAACTGGCTTCATTGAATCCATAAAAGCAACTACGTCACGATTTATCAAGATTTGACCTACGCTTGTTCTCATTGCCGTATCAGTCTTCGCCTTGCCTTTTGAATTCTTATAGGCATCAATATCATTCATTCCAGATATAGAATTGAGCGCTATCTCTTGCTGTAAAGTTGTTAATTTATCAAATAGCGATTTTTGATTTTCATCCATTTCAAACATCGCTTACCCCCTTATTGAATTTGTATTCACTTTTAATGGTGTATTGCCGTGTATTTTCCAATGATTATGATTTGCTAGTCAAAATCTATGAATATTTAATTACTATTGCATTATTTATTTTACCACAACAACGCAAAAAGCGACAATTAAGTCGCTTTGGTTGGTTTGTAAGTTTACTTACATCCTAGATTCAAGCAGCGACTGCTTGGTAGGAAATAGTTTTGCTGAGTCAATCTCTTCGCCGCTTGATTGGTCAAAATATCCGATTGTTCTTGATACCTTGTAATCTATTATAATCTCCTTCTTATTGCCAAAGTTCATCCAACCGCATCTATTAAAGCCTTTTATATTTATACCAACAATTCTAACCTCTATCGGCCTATTGTGCTCCATAAGCCATACTTTCTGCCACAACTCGTAACCGCCATGCGTAGGGCATACCATGCCTTCTTCAAAGTTATTTAGCGTTTGCTCACCTTCTCTCATCACTAGCCCCTAATTTAATCTACAAAACTCACCAATAGCATAAGCGGCCACCAGTGACGCTGGAATTATTAACACCACAAGTAGCATTTTTATATCTTCGGTCATCGTGTTTACTCCCTAGTCAACTTCAGCTAAAGCAGTCGCTTGTATGCGCCCCTCTTTCTTGTTTCATAAAATGCATTATGCCATGCAACATGCTCTTTCTTTCTTCGCTTTCTGTCATATGGATTGTCTGTGATAGCATGTGTATGAACATTCATACTAAGCCATCTTTTCTTCGCATTGGCAGACTGGGCCCCAAGCATTGTTGCTGTTTTTATCGATTCGCCCATTATCCTATCCTTTTAAATAAAGCTCTTTAAACTGAGCTATCACATCTACATGAAACAACCATTCGCCACACCTTAGCTTAGGCGGCATATAGGTATCTCGACTTATATTGAACAACACCATGCTAGTGCTAACAGTCTTTTTAATTACAGTTGGTAACCCCGCTTCTTCTACTGATAAGTATTTATTCATTGCCATCACCTTGCATCAACAGCCAAACGATAGCGGCGGCGCGTAGTGTACTTTCGTTGTAAGCAGAGATATTCCCAGAGCCGTTGTGATTATCTGCTTGTCTATGTTTCTCATAGTCGGTACATGCGCCATTAAAAACATTATCATTTATAAAGCTGATTCCAGACTTAACCGCTAAACGCCCCATATCTGACCAGTTGTTGCAGAAATCAAGCGGATACATAGATACTATATCGTTAACCATAACGGCGCTATCTATATCCTTCACATCCTGATTATCTTCTATAATAACTGGTAGCGTTTCGCATATTAGCCTGTTAATCTCAAAATCACTCAACTGCTCTAATTCTTCTTTATTCATACTTCCTCCTGGTTAGATTTTATTATCAGCTATCTAACAGTAAAAGTTAAATACCGTTTTGGAATATAAAGGCTCGTTCTTATAACAATAAGTTTCAGGCATAAAAAAGCCGTCTAGTATGGTCGACGGCTTATCTATTGAATTTGCGCAGAGGTTTCAATTCCTCCCAATGAACATACGACTTTGCATTCACAGTCATCCAGTGTTTTCTCGTTGAAAAGTACATCAACAGCGATAAATCCGTTTATCTAATTACACTGGCTGTCATTTGGCTATATATGCACGTTATAGCGTGGAAATTTTTAAATGCTTAACTCTCTGTTTGTTGGTCGTCTAACTGTTTTAATTCTTTGTTGCTGTGCGCGCCTATTACTTATTCTTGATACGTCATTTAGAGATACAACTCCACATAGAATAATCAGCAATATTAATATAGCGTCTTTAATCTTTTGACTCATTAGCCTTTCTCATTATCTCGTTGCGTTCTTTCGCTATCTTGATGTCGCACCGTTTGCCCCAATAATTCAGAGCCAGCGAACCCACACCCGTTGCGAATACAATTATAACAGTTAGGGCCACTGAATTTGTCTCTATCCAGCCTAGCCACCCCATCCCTGCCCCTGCCAGAGTTACGCCAGTGAGGGCATTCGATGCCGGTTGATGCATTGCCATTTAATTTCCTTAGCATAAATTTAACAAGTGGCATTATCCAGTTGTAACTTATAGCTATTAATGTAAAAAAATAAAGTATTTTATCGCCATGTCGCGCCAAATAACCAAGCATTCGACGCTCCTCTGGTCTGCTTATTATGTAATCATAGCAGTTTTACTTTAATCACTCCACTTTAGCGTTTTACGCCATTAACAATCTTCATTGTAAAGTAGAACGCGATCACAATAGCGAACGGAGTGTTCACAATATCGATCATAAACTGCGATATCTCGTTAGACAGCAACACAACTCGATTTAAAACTTCATCTCCGTTCGAGTCGTAAACCAAGGCAAAGCATAACCGCCCAATTACTTTAAATAACAACCAGAAGAAAGCCAACATAGCCCATGCAAGAGTTATCACAACAGCAATAAATCTGCGCGGTATCGATTGGTGTTTTGTTGCTTCCTGGTACTTGATTAATAAGTCCATCGCATCTGAAGGGAGAATATCAGTTCCGGCGATCTTTTTTACTATGCCATTAACCGTATCTGAAACGCCAGTGAAGCCCATTACAGCCTTGATTCCCGTCATGATACCCATAACTATTCCTCTATCACTAGTTTAAACGTATCAACTGGAATGAGTGATAGCATTGCTTTTAGTGTATTTTTAGAGTTGGCGATATCAATCTTGCCATCCCCATCAATATCTTTTAGGGCGTCACCGACAAGAATACACCCTTTGATTTGTCTAGTAAAGTTTCCAGCGTGAACCCTAACAAAGCTACGACCTTCAACGTCTTGAATCTCAATGCAATCACCCAAAGATGGGCTTTTTATCTTTCTGCAATTGTACTCACCAGTAGGTATGCAGCTAATGTTTTGAGCGTTATCTAACCACGGCAATTCAAGTGTAAAGCAAGTAAAATTACCAAAGCTTAACTGTCCAATCGTTCTGTTTTCATCGCCATGCAATCGCAAAATCTCAAGTTTCATTTTATCTTTCCTTGCCTCGATTTTTAGATTTTCAAGGTTTGTTAATATTGTTTTAAATTCAATTACCATACGTCAGAAAATCGCGTCATTTCGCGCCATTCCTCGTGTTTAATTAAAAACCATGTTCTACGTCTAAATGCTGATTTTACGCTGCGCTTCATGGCAAATCCTTTTAAGTTGGTAGCGAACCACGCCAAACAAAGTCACAAGACATTGTGCTTAATAGTTAAATTATGCGTATGGCGTAGCTCACAATTTGAGTGATAATTATAGCATTAAATCAGCTTGCCGTCAGAATCGATTTTGCGCGCATCATGAGCAAGTATACTTTTTGATACCCCGCTATGCTTTACAAATATCCTATCGCCAACCTTCCGCAAAACTTCAACCACTAATCCAGCTTCAAACGAGTTACACGATCTAATCACTTGCACGTAACTTCCTGTAGATATGCACATAATGAACCCCTTTAATTAATCTATATATGTAATTGCTCTAAGTCGTAAACTCGCTCTCTAAGTACTTTTATTGTCTCGGAATGCTTATTTATTACCCTTATTGAGTCGTTAGCAATGGCCTTTGACTCAAACATGTTAACCGATGAGACTACCGTGCTTAATGCCAATATTAATATTGAGACTGAGTGAAGGTTTGATATCTTTTTCATTGCATTTACCCTTAGTTAATATGGACCAAGCGTCCACGCCAGCAAAAAAGCACAGTGCTAACTCCGTTAAAATTGCAAGCTGCTTAGTTGTTAGATTTTTCATTATCATCGCCTTTTGGCTTGCTGCTGTCGATACATTGGTGATCATGCAGCATTGCATACATTGAATCTTCTTCTGCTTCTTCGTGTTTTGTGAATTGATTTGCAAGTTTCATTTTAAGCGCTCCATTTTAGTTAATTAATAGTTATCTGTTTACAGATTTAGTGTAGTAAAGCTCGAAATATTTATCTAGTTTATTTGCAACTTTATTTAATGTTTTTAAATCCCTGCTGAAGTTGCTTTTGGTTACGCCATTTAACGCGCACGATACGGTTGCAGGGTGTCCAGTTACAAGGTGATCAATCAATGCACCTTCCATGTTTTCGCTGGTCATATCAGTAAGGCTTAAAAGTATTTTTACACCTTCTGCTTTTTCAGTTCCAGCGCATAATATATTTTCGATTTGTGCAGCCATAACTAATTCACCCAGCCATTGCTTGCACGTTTCAATCTGTCGTCAATTTCGTCGATGCTCATTTGTTTGCGCAGAGTAAATAGATAATTTACATCTCTATTTTTAATCGCCTTTGTGCATTCAACCGTATTAGCAAAACATGATTTTAACTTGCCAATTTCTGCAAATACTGCGATACCGCCAGTTGCTGTTAATGCTCGCGCTTTGATCTGCGCTACCGTTGCTTCGTTTAAATTAATGCTTATGCTCATTTTACTTCTCCATTAGTTAGTTGATATAGCAATAATAGGCTGATTGCTTATTATTGCTAATCGTTTAAATTGATTGATATTTACAGTTTGATAGGCTTTTACTATCGCTGTTGATATTGCTGCTGCTGTTGTTGATATTGCGGCGCTTGTTGCTGTGGTACCTGTTGCTGCTGATATTGCGGCGCTTGTTGCGTAGCCTGTTGATTTGGATTAAAGAAGTTCTCCAATCTAGCGTTATCCATTTTTAATTTTGGATAGTCAGGATTGCTAATATCTATCTTTAGCTTTTCACAGCTAACAACTACAAACGCACCTTCTTGTATTGCTTTTGTGTGAAAATCAATTGCGCCTTGTGTTTTAGGGAAGAAAGCGACGCTGTAATTTGTGTAACCGTCTTGCTCCTCTCCATACCCTTTAATAAACTCGCTAACCTCAAAAAAGAAAGCTGTATATTGCCCGTTTGCGTTTTGGCCTTGCTGGATTTTAGGCGCTCGTGTAATTTTACCGCTTACTGTGTGTGACATGTTTATTTACTCCGTTGATTAAAAGTTAAGTGTTACGTTTGAAATTTTATTGTCTCTGATTGCTTTTACAGCGCTCACGGCTTGATCTTCTGTTAGGCCTGCAAACTGTATTAGCGCCTCTTTTGCTGCCTTGCATGTAGCTGTGACATAGCTTTGATTTGCCAATCTAGCAGACTCTTCATCTTTAATGCGCTGCTGCTCTGCATTTTGTTTGTTTATTTGCTCTTGCTTGGCTTGTTTAACATCGTGCAGTCGTTTTTCCTCTGCTTCTACAGCATAACGCTCCGCCTTTGCTGTTGCTTGCTCAATCGCCTCAGCCTTAATATCTTCATCGCGTTTATTTTGCGCTGCTAATAACTCGGCTTTCTCTGCTGCGTAAACCTTGTTATACATAATTGCATCGGCGTGATCAATTTCAATCTGAATCGCCAACTCTTCCGCTTCTTTTATTGCCTTTTCTTCTGAAAGTATTTTTGCTCGCTCTTCCTTGTGATTGTTGATTAAAATCATAAAAGGAGAGTTTGCATCCTCTAGTCGCTGCTTTATTGCAGATGCCTCCGCCTCAACTTTGGTCTTGTATTCCTTTGATTCGTCAATACGTTTTCTATCAATGGCCTTTAGTAGCTGCTGGATATCGTAAGCTTTATCCTTTACGAATTTGCGCTCGTCTTTATTGTTCATGTCAACATAAAGGCCGTCGTATTTTTCAGCGGATCGCTCCAACTGCTGCAATGCCTCCTCTGTTGTTATTTCATTGAATATTGCAATTTGCATATTATTTTCCTTGTAGTTTGTTTTGTAAATCTGCGCCTAATTGCGCCCATTTCTCAGAGATAACACCACTCCAATTTGATTGAATCCAGTTGCTATCTCCGTTTTTAACGGCATCTTTTATTCTTTCAATATCACTATCAGTAGGCGCAAACTCTGCCATCATGTCATTGACATAGCGTGTGTCGTCAAATAGCCCCATGAAGATATCAGCGTTAAACCCTAGCTTTGATAACGCCTTAGTTAGCGCGTCCGTTTCAACTTTCTTTGCAAAGTCATCATCTATCTTTGTTTTTGCGTTATCTTTGTAAGCGCCTATCGAGTTAATAATAGGGAATTCCCCACCAGGGAAAAAGAACACGCCTTTAAAAATAACAAGTCCAATGCTTAGCATTGAGTAGTCAAGATCTATCGATTTAAACCCCCATTTCTCTCCATACGCACCAAACTGCTCGGTTGCGTTCTTGACCTGGTACTGTGGCGCAATGGATGTGATCTTATTGCCTTTTACGTTAGCTTTCTTTGTATATGCTGGGTTTGTCTTTTCTACCGCGCCCCATAATTTTAAATTATCGCTCATAACACCCCCTTAAAATGGCTCTGGCGCATCGTCTTTAATGAACTCACTACAATCTGGCGTAGCACTAGCGACAATATGTGCAATGTTCGCCTTGTGATTTATAGCCTCCTTTGCAATGCGCGCCTTGCGCTTTGCTTTGTACTCTTCTTTTGTTAGCATCTTACACGCCCTCCTTATCAATACATTTTTCAGCAATGTCTAAACAATACTCGTAGAATTTACTTTCCATATCTTTTTGCATTAACGATGAATCACCGCCAATCATAGAGATCATTGCAGCTGTACCGATACAAACGTCAGCTATAAAATCATCCATATTCCAGTATGTTTTTGAAGCGTCCAGGCAGCCTTGCTTCATATCGCCGCTTGGCTGATAAAAACTTTCACGCTTCAGCTTGCTTGCTATCTTTTCAGATAACTCAGCAACCGCAGCTTCTCGCGCTTCATCTTTTTCAATATCAGCGATGTGATTATTTAGTTTAATCTCGTCCCAGCTCATTTCATGTACTCCGATAAAATTAATAATAAGATAAATACAGATGGCATTAAAATAACGATTGTTACGAACTCAGCAAGCAGAGTTAAAAAACCTTTCTTTTTGTACTCAGATTTTAAGCTTGCTTTTAGCTCATCGTTGATTAACCCGGTAATGAACAACAATGCACCTGCTGCTTTTTCCTGTAAATAAACAAACGTTTTTGAGTTGGTTAGTTTATTTAAAAGTTTATGTAAATATTTCATTGCCTTCCCCTTGTTAAATTTAACCATTACAGCGCGCTTAATGTTTCGATTGCTTCTTTGATTTTACCTTGTGACTCGATAGCTTTTAATTTGCTGTGTGTTAGTTGCATGGGGCCGCGTTTAATACTTAGTGTAATGCCGCTTAATGCTTCATTAAGTTGATCTAATAATTGCTCTTTAATTTCGCTATTCATTTTAAATCCTTAGTAGTGGTTGGTTGATGCAGTGAATAGTAGGCTTGTTGTTTTATGATGTCAAACTTTATTTGTATTATTTTAAAGTTTATTTTAAATCACTAAATAGATTGCTTTATTAAAGAAAAGGTATTACTATTTTTGTTATTCAATAAATGCAGAGGTAAATATGACTTTAAAAGACTATATATATAAACACTATCGAAACAGCCAGAAAGATTTTGCAGAAGCTATTGGGCGATCGCCTCAAATGGTTACCCACTACATAAAGCAAGATTATAGAGTTATCGACGGGAAGTTGGTTGATATTAAAATTGAATTGCCAGGAGTGTAAATAATGCGAGAAATTAAAGTTCAGGTTTTATTTAAAATACACGACTCATGCTTTAACGGAGATATACACAAGCACCACACTACAGTTGATAGATTGTGCAATGGCCTTGATACTTTCGACTATAAGAACGCAGATGTAATCGCAAAGCGCCAATTCACTGGCTTAACCGATAAAAACGGCGTTGAGATTTATGAGGGTGATATTGTTAGTAGTAATTTTTACGGAAGCAATGTTGATTGGGATGATATAGCGGAAATATCATATTGCAGCGAGAAAGCTAAGTTCGTGTTTAACAACGGAGATGGCGAGCAAGATGCGTTTATTGAAGGTGTTAAGTGCGGATGCCTGAAGGTGATCGGCAATATTCACCAAAACAGCGATCTACTTAAATAAAAAAGCCGCCCCGACCAGGAAGCGGCAATTACATAGAGAGATTATTATGAATGACGCAGTAAAAAACCCAAAGCACTATCAAATAATAGATGGGTTTGAATCAATAACGATCATAGCAAGCTCACTAACACTGGAGGCGTGGAAGGGCTTTTGCATAGGCAATATTATCAAATACAGATTGCGAGCTGGCAACAAAGATAAGCTAGAGCAAGATATCGCAAAGGCTGATTTTTACAAAGAACTGTACGAACAACACAAGCATCTATGTAAATAACAAACCAATAACCCACCAGCCCGTTAAGTCGGGCTTTTTATGCATGAAAGAAAGCTTAAATAATAGTGCAACTTTTCTTTAAATAATTATTGCACTATTTAAAAGGTGCCTGTATAATTAGATAAATACTTACACTATAAGGGGTTGATATGAAAACAGCAGTAGTTATGGAGCGAGAGCTTTTTGGAATGCCAGTGGCGCAGAATAGCAAGACCGAATATTTTAGCGCGACAGATCTTGTTAAGGCTGGGAATAAATGGCGGATAATTAATGGCCTTTCTCAGTTCAATGAAAAGGCGTGGTTTAAAAACAAAGGGACTGAGGAATTTATCGCAGAGCTTGAGCTGAAGTATGGGAAAGTTAAGATTCCGGCAAGAGGCAGAGGAAATCACACTTGGCTTCACCCGTTACTATTTATTGATATGGCACTTGCAATAAGCCCAACATTGAAAATAGAAGTTTACGAGTGGATGTTTGATAATTTAATTAAGTTCAGAAATGAAGGAGGAGATAGTTATAAAAAAATGTGTGGCTCACTATTTGTTAGAACATCGAGAAAAACAAATTTCCCTATGTATATTTCAGATGTAGCAAAAAAGATAAAGCTAGCTTGCCATGTTGAAGATTGGAATCAAGCAACGGAGCAGCAGCTAGACATGCGCAAGAAGTTGCACAACGATATTGCTTTGCTTTCTGATGTATTGAATAACAATGATCAAGCCGTTCGCTTGGCAATAACTAAACTTAAATCGTAGGAGTAAGGCTTATCAAATGGATACAGCACGACACAGACGCGAACCAAGACGCGAAATTGCAAAACGTATTGCTAGATTATGGGCTTGAAGGTTACGGGCTTTACTGGTACTGCATCGAGCTTATAGCAGGTAAGATTGATAAGAATAATATCACATTCGAGCTTGAGCATGATGCGAGAATAATCGCGAGAAATACAGGGTCAACACCTCAAAAAGTTGAAGAAATGATGCGTTATTTTGTGAAAGAGGGGCTTTTTGAGGACTCAACTGGAGTTGTTACGTGCTTTAAGCTAGCAAAACGGTTAACTCAAAGTATGACGAGCAACCCTGAGATGCGCACTATCATTGATGGCTTTAAAAATCATGATGGCGTCATGACTAAATCAGGGAAAGTCATGCAAGATCAGATTACATTAGATAACACTAGAATAGAAAAAGAGGTTAAGTCGAACAAGTCCGACCGCGCACCAGTGATCGACTATGAAGCAGTGAAAGAAATCTTTAACCGTGTAATGGTTCGCAGCCCAAAAGTTTTAAAGTTAAATGAGAAGCGGAAAAGACTTGTTAGAAACCTATTTAAATTCGCTGAGTTTGACTTGCATAGATTCGAGGGTTATCTAAATTACATCCACTCGACGCCATCATGGAATTGGGCGTTTGAGAAATCAACTGGGGCAAACGGGGTGAATTACAAGGAATGCTCGTTTGAATATTTTATGAAAGAAGATACCTATCTAAAAGCTAAGGAAGAGATCTAATGACAATTGATAGTAACTTTTACGAGCGTGACGTTTTAGCGACGCTAATCATGGCTAAAAACAGCCAGAAAGCGCGCTCAGTGATTAACAAGTTAACAGTTGATATGTTTGCTAGTCGAATCAATAAAACAGCTTACAAGGCGATACAGGAGTTATCAGAGAGTGGTGATATTATCGACTCGATAGCCGTATCTGAGAGAATGAGCCACAATGACGACGCAGACAACAATAACATGCTATACATCGCCGACATGGTTGGTGAAAGCTCTTGTAGTGAGGCTAGTCTGATCGCGTTCGCGAAACGAGTTAGACAATCTTATTACATTCGTGACGCACAAAGCCGAGTGCAGCAAGCTAATGATTTAATCGCTGGGTTGAATGATATTAGTAAAGTTGGTGATTTAGCCGCAGATATTGAGCAGATATTTAATGGGCTAATGCTTGAAACAAACGACCAAAAGCCTGTTAAGTTCAAAGAAGTTGCGAAAGACTACGTTAAAGAGCTGCAATCTAAAGCTAAAGGCGAAGTTGATGAGTTTATCATTAAGACAAATATCGATGGGTTTGATGATCTAACTGGAGGCTTTAACGACACTGATTTAATTATTATTGGTGGCACACCTGGCAGTGGTAAAACAGAAAAGCTTGTAAGTATTATCAAAGGTGTTACACAAACAGAAGGCGCTGGTGCGTTAATGTTCTCGCTTGAAATGTCGAATAAGCAATTGGTTGAACGTGCGATTAGCGGCTCGGCTAACCTACCAGTAAGCGCGTTGAGAAACCCGCAGGGACTAAGCTCAAGCGGATGGGGTTTAGTTGAGCGTGGGCTAGGTGATTTGGTTAACCGTGAGTTCTACATGATTGACCAAGTAGGCTTAAACGTTAGCGATATTATTGCAATGGCAACGCGACACAAGCAAGACCACCCAAATACAAAGATATTCGCCGTGGATTATGCTGGCCTATTAGATCTAGACCAAAGCAAACGCCATGATTTAGCACTGGGTGAAGTTAGCCGTAAATTAAAACTTGCAGCCAAAGAACTAAAAACGCCGTTTATATTGCTAACTCAGTTGAACAGCAAGAACATTGACGCAAGACCACTTGCAGACCGCCACCCAAGAGCGTCAGATATTAAAGACAGCTCGCGCATTGAAGATGACGCAGATTTAATATTGCTTTGTTACCGCGAAAAAGTTTATGAGGATAAAGCGCCAGATATTTCCGAGACCATCTTCGCTAAAGCGCGCCACGCCGTAAAAGGCACGATTTACTATGAGCGATTTATTAATGGTCACTTTGTAGAAGATAGGCAAGACCTATTGAAAAATCAGCTTGATGCTTACCGTAGTGTTGGAGTTAATTCGTCGCCAGTTAAGAAGAACTTTTAATATAACCGTTCATAACTACGATAGCGAACGAGATAGATATATTTTGATGTATAACCAGGAGATGGGAAAATGAAGAAATTAAACGTGTTAAGTTTATTTAATGGAATGAGCTTTGGTGCAATGGCGCTAGAGCATTGCGGAATTGAAGTTGAAAATTATTACAGTAGCGAGATTGACAAATATGCTAACCAGGCAACGCAAGCGTTATATCCTGACACTATTCAGCTTGGCGACGTGACAAGCTGGCGCGAGTGGGTTATTGACTGGTCAAGTATTGATTTAGTTACAGGTGGCTTCCCTTGTCAGGCATGGTCAATAGCTGGTAAGCAACTAGGCGATAAAGACGAGCGCGGAATGTTATTCTGGACGATGCTTGATATCATGAAGCACGTTAGATGTCACAACCCTAAAGCTGATTTTTTAATTGAAAATGTGAAGATGAAAAAGGAGTTTGAGGAATACATAACAACTCACACTGAAAACGCATTATGGAAGGTTCATAAGATTTTAATTAATAGCGCATTAGTGTCAGCTCAGAATCGCAATAGATATTATTGGACAAGTTTTCCAGTTGGTCAGCCGAAAAGAATAAAAACAAGCATTGCTGATTATGTGGATTTTAGCATTGACGCAAAGCAAATAAGCCCTGGCAAAGTTGACAGGGTTATGAATTCAAAGTTCGGGGCGGGGAAATATGTAACAAGAGAAACTGATAAGTGCGGGACGATAATTGCGTTATATGCAAAACAACCTAGCGATGCATGGTATGTGCTACGAGACGACGGTAAGGTAACCATGCTAACTCCTTTGGAATGCATGAGACTTCAAACAGTACCAGAGCGTCACATCGACACGCTATTAAACGCCGGCATTAGTAATACACAATTGTATAAAATGACCGGCAACGGATGGACAATGCTTGTTATTGCTCACATATTAAGCTGTTTATTTAATAACTAAGGAGTCACAATGATCAGTTCAATTAAACTTTTATTTAATCACCTAGCTGATAACAAATCAGAGCAGTTAAAAGCTAATCTATGCGCAGCAATACACGAAGATGGTGCATATCACGCTTGCTTTAATGATTGTAAAGGCTGCGCGCTTAAAGATGAGGCATCGATTAAGTTAACTAAGAATCATTTGAATAATAAATTGTAGATAACGCTTGCAGTTCCGTTATTATATACGTATGATTACAGGGTAAATTAAGCCGAAGGAGGCATTATGCAGTTGAAAGGAAAACCGCAATCTAAGCGCAAAGAGGTCATAATACCGCCTGAGTTGTGGGCGAAAATAAAAGACAACTACAACGTCAGTAGATTTATTCTTGATGCAATACGCGAGAAGGTTTCAAGAGAATCTTAAATAAAAAAGCCCTGCGACAACAGGGCAATTAATCTTACATACAAGGTAATACTATCATGCAAAAAATAATAGATAAAATTTTATCCGGCGATTTAAGCCAAAAAAATCTAATTGAAGAACTTATTAAGTTCAATGATGAGTCGATTAATGAGTACAATGAAGCTTGTGACGTCAACGACGCCAACCAACTTAAAATAAACAAGCTTGAAGCCGATGCGCGACAACGTGAAGCAAATATTGTAACGATTGAGAAAAACGCCTTGATTGCCGTTGATTACGCAAAATCGCTAGAGTCTGCAAATATTTCGCTGAAAGCCGATAATAAAGACATCAAACAGTTGCGCAATGAAAACAAGTCGCTTAAAAAACTAAAAGCAAACCATGCTCAATCATCTAAAAAGCAACTGGCAAGAATCGAGTCGCTAACGAAAGACTGTAAAGATTACCGTGAGCAAATAGCCGTAAATAAATCTGACATTGCCCGTCTGCGCTTAACTGGCATGAAAACAATCGGTAAATATTCATTTACAATTTTCCCATCTAAAACAGAAATAGTTGAAAACGGCAAAGCTGAAAAGCAAGTTAATCTTGTGATTATGGACTCAAACGGAAACCTAAAAATTATCGGCGTTAATAAGCAAGGTGAGATTGCACAGCCGCGATCACATAATTTCAAGCTCGAAGATGAGCATATTGATTTTATAACAAGCTTTGACCGTGTTGCAAAAGCTGATAAGTACCAATTTACAAGCAGGGTGTTGCAGTTGGTTAATTAAATTTATTTAGGAGTCACCATGTCAATCTCAAACGAAAACAGTACAACAGCGGCAAGTGAAAAAGATTGCGCTCAAACTCCAAAGTGGTTTATGAAATCACTTCTGGCTCTAACTGGAAAAAGCGAATTTAAACTCGATGTTTGCGCGAACGCGGCAACTGCAAAAGCCGATCTTTATTACAGTCTTGATGAACGCGAAGAAAACGCGCTTAAATTAGACTGGCTGGACTTTAATTTTTGCAATCCACCATTCACAAATATTACGCCGTTTATCGAGAAGTCAGCTTATGAGGCTAGTCGTGGCAATTCAACCTTTATGATTATACCAAACAATCCAGAAACGGCTTACGTTCGCAAGGCTAAAGAGTTGGCTGATACTATTATTGAAATGCCTTTTAGATTGAAGTTTTTACGCCCTAATGGTGAAAAGTTTTTATCTCCGAAAGGAACTGAAAATAGCCCGAAGTTTAGCTGCTTGGTTGCGATCTTTACGCCGATAGGAATAAAGGCTAGCACGCGATTTATGTATCATGATTTTAGAGTTGGGTTTTATAAGTAGCGCTTTAATTAATTGTTATGTTTGAACGTTTAAATAAAATAAGGAATGGAAATGAGCAAAATAAAATGCACAAAAGTTAGAAAATGCAAGTGGAAAGGTGATAGCTCCGAGCTTGTAAAAAAGCTAGACGAAAAAGAATCAGGGGAGCTGGGATTTAAAATTTACATCCATGTCTGCCCTCGCTGCGGGCATGATGAATACTATGATGATGATTAAAAAGCGCAGTATTTGGTGTTAAGCGGAGCGTCTTTTTGCGCCCGTTTAATCGTGTGTTATGCGGAGGCGAAATGAAAGTTAACATGATAAAAGTCGCTGGTGGCACATTGCTGCCAGCAAGCGACCTTGAATCAGACAAACTCACTAAATTTAAAACTGGTGAGCTTTACGAGGTTAATATCAAGCTTTCTCGCAACCCGTCTTTTCACAGAAAGGTGTTTGCATTTTTTAATTTTTGCTTTTCACACTGGAAGGGCGGTAATGAATTTCAAAGCGAACGAAAGCAATTTAACGTATTTAGAGAACATTTAACCGTTCTTGCTGGTTATTACGAAAGCTATCATTCTATTAGCGGTTCAGTGCGAATTGAAGCTAAATCACTCTCATATTCAAACATGAGTCAAGAGGAGTTTGAGCAGTGTTACATAGCATTGACTAATGCAGCCATGAAGCACATTTTTAAAAACACTGACCAAGAAACTTACAGTAAATTAATATCGTTTTTTTGAGGATTGCGCATGAGTGATAATGACCAGTGGCTAGAGAAGCAATGCACCGCATTTTTAAATAGCAAATTAAATGATGTTGTTTTGTTTGATAAGGCAGGGCTGATTCGTGATGCAGCTCTGAAGCGTGGGATTGCTGGTGATGAAGTAAGTGCAATGTATCGGAAAATAAACGAAGGACGTAAAAATGATTAGAAGCAAAAAACTACGCGAAAGCGCAAGAGGCCGTGATTGCGAATTGAGACTTGTCGGCACTTGCAACGGCAATAACGAAACAACTGTTTTAGCGCATATAGGGCGCGACAGAGGCACGGCAATCAAGTGCAATGATACAATGGCGGTCTTTGCTTGTAGCTCTTGCCATGATGCTATTGACGGGCGTGTGAGCTATAACTCTCTAGCCAATCCAAACTTACAAGAGGATTTACTTAGAGCGCTTGAAGCTACGCAAGCATATTGGATTAACGAGGGGTTATTAAAAGCATGAGTAAGATTATTATAGGAATTGATCCAGATAGCAAGGCGCATGGAGTTTCTATCTATGAGAGTGGGGGTCTTGTTATTTTGAAGTGCATGACGCTATTAGAGTTAATGGATTTTTTAACAAATCAATACGAAGCTCCTTGGCTTGATTGTGCCGAGGTTCACATTGAGGATGTTTGCGCAAATAACGCAATTTTCAGAACTGGAAATAATAAAAATGTTCAGCAATCAATAGCACGTAGGCTTGGAATGGTTCAGCAATCACAAGTTGAACTTGAGAGGCTTTTTAAATACCTAGATGTAAAAGTGGTAAAACACAAAATAAGTAAAATGTGGAAAAAAGACAAAAAGCAATTTGAGCTGGTTACAGGATGGAAAGGTCGCAGCAATGAGGACACTAGAAGCGCTGCATATTTTGGATATTTAGGGCTATAAAACGAAAATAGAAGCGCGCAAGCCGTTAAGCCTGCTCGGTTTGTTACTCTACGCTATCCCATGTGACGGCGTTGATTTGCTCGACTGTTAAATCGGGGTTTTGCAAATACTCTTGCTTTTGTGCGTTTCTAATAAAGTGGGCCTCTTTTTCTAACTTTGACAAGCTATAGACCTGTTGCGACTGTGCTTGCGTATGCTTGGTGAAGTCTTCATTCATCCAGATATAACCGCCACCAGTAGATTCAGCAGCCTCTCTCATTTTTTGCTGCTGGTCTCGGTCGTTTCTGTAGTTTGCATCTGGAAACGTAACGCTAGCAATAAACCCTGCGTTTATTCTACTTTGACACTCGTTTCTAATTTCAGTTGCTTTTTTGCATTTGCAATCGCCAATTTCTTTGGTTTTATTTACAATAATCACTTTTTAATCCTCATGTTATAAACAGCTAAAAGCTCTTCATCAAACTCGTTAGACTCGCCGCCGAACCCATCAGGTTCAATGTTTGAATCCCACTCCCACATTTCGCGCTGAGATCGATCGGCTGGTATCTCAGAATCATCTACGATTTTGTAGGCCAGTTCAAAGGGCACGTCTTTTTCTGCTATCTGTTCAATAGTCGCAAACTCAAGCGCCTCGGACGCGGGTATTAAAACGCCAACGCTGTTATCCGTGTTTCTATATACAACTCTCATTTTAAATCCTCATTATCTCGTTATATCTAACGTCACTGTATTAAAATCAAATGCAGAGCCAGCTGTATTTGCTGTCAGTATTGATATGGATGTTGTTAGCACGCTTGCTGTATCTCGAATGCTAACGATTTGATCGGCGTTAACGTATGTGGCCCGCCTTGCTCCGCCAACTATCGGTGCATAGTTAGCATCTGGCAGTGGCGTTATAAAATTAACCGTTAGCTGCCCAGGTCCAGCATCAACTAGTGAACTAACATTTCCGCTTTCGCGTATTGATACTGTGCCCTCCCCGTTAAAATTACCCCATGTTCGGCAAGCATATACCGGAGCTGAACCGGCGGCGTTGAGTGCTTCCCGTAGTTTTAATGGGCTAATTGCTGTTTCATCATCAGCACCAGCTTGCGCTTGCGCTGTCGAAGAGATAACTAAACCTTTGTTGTACTCGTCAGCAGACTCCTCATTGCTTATATACGAGGCTCGACCAGGCCCGTCACCAAGCGTTATCATTTTAATCCCGTCTGGGAACTTCGAGAGAGCAACGTCAAGATAAAGTTTGTTTGTATCTTCATCTAAAAATACGCCCGTCGTTGCTAGTGTATCGTTAAATACCTGCGACTCATCATGCTTGATTACAGATGCAAATTGGTTTGCGACTGAAATCGTATCCGCTGGATCTCTAGGATATGTGCGCCTTAATACGCCCGTTCCATTTCCGCTTTTTAACACGCCATCAATGAGCGTCACTTGCTCCGCATCAGATGCCACAATAAACCAGTCGGCAGACATGTACGTCCCTGTCGCGTATGTTCTTGGTGTCGCGTCAGGAAGCGTGGAGCCTGTGGCGCCGATCACATTGAAATTTTGATTTCCACGCAGTCTATTTTCAATTGGAGCATAGGATCTTATCAATTGATATGATCCGGCCGATGTTGTTAGCGTGTCTAATACTATGCTTACTATCGTCTCTGTTTGCCCAATGCCAATGGGCTTGTTGAATGTGACCTGCTGGGTGGAGTCTAGTATGAATTTAACTGGCCCTAGCTGAGTTACTGTATCAATGCTAGATATAACCTCTGAATTAAGCACGTTTTTAATGCGTGCTATCTCATTTAATTCTGAGTAGCTAACCGCCCAGTTTGCATTCGTGCTACTAGGTTCGCTTAGTGTCACGTCGGGAAGGTTTGTCACTAGCTGCCAGTATGCGTCATTGTGAAAAACTGATGACGGGATATTCAAAGGCCCTGTCAAATCAGACCAATTACCTTTGAAGTTAGCAGAAGAGGCGGCAGACTCGGCTGAGCTTTTGGCTGTCTCTGCGTCAGCGTCAACTTGAGCAGACGTTATATTCATTGCTTCAATTGTTAAATTCATTTCAGTTGCAATAACTGCGTAATATGAATTCATATCATCGCCGTTATTGCTGAACTCTGTCTGCGTTTGACCGACACGCGAGGGCGCAACCCCTGCGTAAGGTGTTAATAGTGGTATTGCCATTATGATAAACCCTCGACTGTTATTGTTGCATCTGTAATTGTTGGTGATGATATATTATTGGTGTAGTCTTTGTAATATCCGTAAACAAGCGTCGGATCATCAACCTCTTCAGATCCAACCCACACAGCAGCAACCTGAGAAAGATCTTGCAACTGCTTGAATACATAGTTTACATTGTTCGTTTGCACTGTCGCATCGAAGTTAACAAGCTTTGATGTTCTTCGCTTAACTATTTTAAATCCGCCGAATCCGTCAGGCTCTCTTCTAGAGTAATCTATTAATTGAACGCTTGTTCCGTAATTTGCAACGCCTATATTAATTTGTGGGCCACCTAAAAGTGTTGCGATTGTTATATCGCCACCGCCTGTCATTGTAACTTTAACAGTTGCGTTGCCATACGGTGGCAAGTCCAATAGCACAAATTCACTAATTAGTGATAGAGGTGTAAAAAAGTAGTTGTACCAATCTGTTACGCTTGAGTAATCTTGCATAGCTATATCGTGATTATATACAACGCCATCAATCGGGTCTGTTACTGTTACGGTTATATTTTCAGCGCCAAATACGCCAAACCCTGCAACAGCATTAAGAAGACCGTTTGGCTCAACTTCAACAACTAACGGAGATGTTGCAATCGAACTTTCGCTGAATTCACTATCAAACATTTTATACCTGTTTGATGATCCGACTATAACCCATGTTGGAACAGACTTTAATATACCGACTTCTGGATCGTCAGTAGTGGTTGTCGCCGCTCTGTATCTTCTATGCGTAGATGATTTTATTACCTCATCACCTTCATTGTAAGTACCAGCAACCCACTCAATTTCTCCTCGAGCCGTGTCAGGCTCGGGGATTGTTGATGAAGATAAAACACCTGTAGTTGCGGTTATCGGTTTTATTACTATCACGCGTTAATTACCTCTACGCCATCATAATCAATGTTCTGCAAATGATTTGCTGATTTAGCTGTTGATTTGGCTGTTGCTGTATCTGCATGTTTAATCAACTCTAACTCCTCGCGTATCGCTTTCAACTCTAAAACCATTGTATCATTGTTTTGCGATTGTGTCTGTTGTGGCACATAAGCGCTCGCAGTGTTTTGATTGATACTTGTTAGCAATGCAACTTGCTCTTGATTTGCTGTGAGCGTCATATCTTGAACCGTTGCCGTTCCATCTGCAAGGCTCGCCAACTCTTCAAGTTTATTTGCAGTCGCAGCCTGTGCAAACTTGTAATCAGCCATTGAGCTAAAATCAGTAATAGACGGTGCTACATTTGATAAATTAAGCTCTAGTGCTTTACTGAAATCCCCCAATTTAGCAGAGCTTAATGCGGCCTCTAGCGTAATTTGCGAGGTTGTATAGCTAATGCCGTAAATACTCTCGATTGTGCCCCGCAGAGACTTTGCGAGGCTTGATAACGAGCCGTTCAGCTCTTCTAGTTGGTCATAATATCCGCTCGCTACTTCTTGAGAGTTTAGCAGGGCCGCGATTTGCCCTCTTCCAGCCTCAGTTGTGCCATCTAATGATTGCATTAGAGCAAAAAACGCATCTGCTGAGGCAGGAACGGCAAGTCCAACAGCCGCAAGTTGCTCAGTAAGCGCGCCGCTGTACATTTCAAACTTAACTGAATCAGGTGCAAAAGTATCAATAAATGAAGCTGTTTTGCTAGCGAAGCTTTCAATTCCTCCAGTAATCATTGCTAGGTTGTCTGCGATTTGCGTGTACATTTGCGGATCGGCAAGCTTGTCGCCAAGGTTGATCCCTAGATTCTTAACTGCAAAATCAGCCGTTGCAACTTCAACCGATAGTCTAGAAAGTGTCTCGCCTAGTCCTTCGCCTGTTCTTTGGAAGTCAGCAAGGAACGGAACAACTGCACCAGAAAGATTGTCAAACATCTGACTAAATACGGCTTCAATTTCTTTCTGCTGATTTTCTAGGCTTAATCCTTTTAGTGATATTTTAGTGGTTGCTATTTGAAAATTATTTATCGCCTCTTCAACATCCGAGCCAGCCATACCCAAAGAGGTTGCACCAGTAAACACAGCGTCAGCAAGTGACGAGAAAACAAGCGTAAACTGCGTGCTTGCATCGTCTAGTAATTGCAGCTCTCTATGTGTTTTCGTGCTTGACCATCGATATTTTTTAGACTCTGTTTGTCTAAACGCAAATACAGACGCCCCATCTATAATATCTGACAAAGTACCGCCAAGAATTTCAATGCCAGAATCGACCACGCTAGACGAGCCGCCAAGCATTCGCCCGATCTTGTCGGTTAAGAACCCACCAGACATTAAATTAAATGCATTTGATAAAAACTCGTTTTGATCGCCTAGATAGTTAGCGAAGAAGTCTGTTGTCTTGCCTAACATGCTTCCTGCTAAATTGCTTGTAACATCAGGACTATATCCAAATCCTGCACCGCTCGCCCCACGCGCCGCAATTCCAGAAGCACCGCTTATGCCTGCCTGCATTGCCTGCAAAGCTTTTAGCATTCCAGTATTTATACCAACTAGCCTGTCGGTTGCATCTGCTGTTATATCTATGCTATTTGCAATTGATTCTGATTTTTCACCCCAAACGTTAAGACCTTGAGCGCCTTGATTTGCAGCTGATTGATCTTGAAAGCCGCTACTAAGACCACCGATTGATTGCCCAAGCGCCGCCATAGACGCGGCCATTGCGGCCATCCGACCAAATGCAGAGTAAGGATCGCCTTGCCCTTGGTTAATAACAGCACCGATCGCTTGAATAGCATTTACAGCTTGAATAGCAACACCTAGTTTTTCGTATTCTTTTGAGCCAGTGTCCGTAAAGCCCTGCATTGCTTTTAGTGACTCGCCTATTGAGTCAGTCATTCCGCCAAAAATATCAGTCTTATCAACAGTTGTTTTAAGCCCTTTAATTTTATCTTCTAGCGTATCTATTGCCTGCATCCCGACAGATTCGCTTATATCTCCAGCGTCCATTGCAAGCCATACTTCTGTTATTTCATCGCTAAGGCTTTGCAGTTTTCTGATCGTTGTTTCGCTTGCAATTGAATCAACCCACTCTAGATATGAGCTATCACCGCTAGACTCGTTTATTTTATCTATTTTTTCTTTTAGATCTGATAGGTAAGCAGAAACACCAGAGCCAGCCTCAAGTTTCCCGCTTGATAAGCCTTCGTTTATTTTTGTCAGTTCGGCTTGTAATTTTTGCAGTGGAGTTTGAAACTCTTCTATTGATTTTTTCCACTTCTCAAATGGTTTTGCATCTTCAATCGCTTTGGCTGCTAATGCTGCTTTTCTGTTTTCTTCCGCAAGCTTAACAGATGCTAATACTGCATCGCTTCGAGCTGTTAATATTTTATTTTCTGATTGCGATACTGCCGATGCATAATCAAGATAGGACTGTCGCTCTTTCTTTAGATTCTCAACTCTAGCCAAATGAGCATCTTTTCTAATCCCGCCCACCATATTTGCAGCTTTTTCTTCTGCATCAGCAATCTCCCACACCAATTGCATAGCCTTATCTGCCGCTTGAGCTGCTGAGTCTGGTGATAACTCTTTTGTCCTACCAACTATCCCGACATTTAACTTATCAATAAATCCTTTAAATGTTTCTAGGGCGCCTATATTTGTAGCAATTCGCACAGTGAAGTTATCGAACGCCTGTCCCATTGTATCAAGTGAGCCTGATAGCGTTTTACCTGCTATGTTTTCTGCCACGCCCTCTAGCTGACCTTTTACTTCATCTAATATGATCGATTGCGCTTTTAGAATTTGACCGTTTTCTTCAAATGCCTTGGCGCTTGCTTTTTGCTGCTCTGTAAATTTAAACCCCGCTATAGCGAGTGCGCCCATTCCTGCTGCTGGCGCATTTAACGCCTTACCAAGCCGTAGCGCCTGTGTTGATGCATCACCTCCCATAACAGATGCCATATCTTGCGATAGTCTAATTGCATCATCGAACACATCTAAGCTAATAGCTTTAAACGTAAGTAATACGCCTTGAGCCTTTGATATACCTTCAACGCTTGCTAGTGTCGAGAATGCTATATCTTGAGCCTGAGATGCTAATTGTTCGCCTGTCTTGCCTGCCGCACCTCCGGTTGCTTTAATTATCGCCTCTGTTTTCGCTAAGGATACTTGTAGTTCATCAAGCTCCTTTACACCCTTCGAGATCGCAAAAGTTGCAGCGGTAACGCCAACAGCAAGAGCGGTCATTGCCGCCCCTCCAGCAGTTGCGACGGTAGTTAATGCAGATATTCTTGAAGATATACCGCCCAATGGACCATCGACAGCGGATACAGCGGCGCTTGCATTTTTACCAAAAGACTTAAATTTACTTTCAAGCTTACCGACTTTTCTCTCGGTTTTTTCGCCAGTTTTGCTAAATTTATTTAGAGATTTCTCTCCTTTTTCCAAGCCTTTGGTGTCAACCGAGAAACCTAGCTTTGCTATATCAGCCGCCATAATTATTTCACCTTATATACAAAACAGCCGCGAATTAACGCGGCTATTTATTCTGCCTCGTAGAGACTTTGTTTTTATCATAGAAAGAACTGATCTAACTGTTTATCTACATTTTCCCGCATTCTTTGTAATGCATCATTATCATCTTTAATGTCACTTCTATATGGTGCGGGGCAGTCGATCTCATCGGCATCGTGCGCCATATAGCAATACTCCCTGCTCATATTTATTAGTTGCTCTGATTCCCAGCCGCTTAACATGTAACCAGATTGATCTGAAAAGGACTTAACTTCAGACCATGTGAGCGGCGCCCTGCCCATGCTTCCGCTCATGCACCTACCAAGCAAGTCAAAACATTCAACCAAAAATTTAGGGGCGTCAGGCATTGATAGCGCCGAACTACCCTTTCTTAGTCCGCTAATTCTTGTTTTTGGACTTTTGTCTTTTTCGTTTTTTTTTGGCGTAGAGCAAAGCCACGCCAATTGTTTTGCGTATAAGCTAAGGCTTTCGCTTAGCTTTTGATAAAATTTGCGCGGTTATCCATTTCGCGAGTTAACTGCTCTTTAATCCATGTAAAATCAGGAAGAGAGATCAGCTCAAAAATGTAATCCTCTGAATGAACAACTGCCTTGCCGTCCGAGATTAAGTTACAGCCAGTTGTTGCCTTTGCCAAAGCTCGACACTGAATTAAATATGATTCACGCTCTGTGATTTCGTCAGAACCTTTTAACGCCTTACGAGCATCGCGCATTGCTTCAGACAGCGCTTTCTTCATGATATTTGTATCACTAGATAAAATATCAATTGATAAAAAGCCGCCTTTACCATCGCTGATTGACTCGCCTGCAATTACGCCCTCAGCCTTAATTGACAATGGTGCCTTTAGCTCTAAAGTGTAAGATTTTTGTGATACTGCTAGTTTATTTAAGTCCATAATTCATGCCTTGTATTATCATCCAAAATTTAAAATTACGGTGGCGGTGGATGGGGTCGCCGGACTGCCGTCTTTTACCGTAAAACTTTCAATGTAAAAATAATTGTATCAGATAACTCTATGCATACTCAATTAATTGAGCTTCAATGCCGTCTGCACCAGTTACAGTGATAACCCCCTGTAGCCAACCGCTGATATTATCAAGCTTAATTGATTGCACTTCACCTACGCCAACAACAGCAGGGAACACAAATCCGCCAGATGTATCGATATTGCCTAGTGCGGTAGCTGGATACGTTACCGAATCGGCACCTGTAATTGTAGGAGTTAGAGCGCCAGCCGTTACATTATTGAGAATAAGCGTTGCACTCACGCCAGCTTTGAAGTCTATCGTGTCAGATGCACCCAAAGTGGTTACGCTAACTACAACAGGAACAGAGCCAGCAACTAAAGTTTTAGTAATTTCTGCCATGATTCACCCCTTATGGTGCTGGTTTAGGTAGTGGAGCAGTTTGACTTAATAACGAAATAGATCCGTTTTCAAATGCGTCCGTAGTGAAAGAAACAACAAAACCTGATACTTGCGCTGAAAAATAAATTACAGACAAGTCCTGTCGCGTTATTTTAATCGTGTAGCAATCATCACTTTCAAGCGCCGCTTTAGCGTCAATCTGCCCCTGATTAGAGTCGGCAATAGCAAGTGTTAACGATGGGTGCTGTAAGTTGTATGATGTTTTCTTCTCAACAACTTGGCGCCCAGCAAGCGGCGTATGAGTGGCTGTATTGAATAGCTTGCCAATATCACCAATGTCGGTGACTTCGCCAATATCCTCAACACTAACGGCGTCATAACCAGCTAGATCGAAAGTTGCAGGTGCGGGGCCGATTGCAATAACCGATCCCGCCGTTGTTTGAATATCTGTATCACAAGACATAATTAAGCCCTTATTTAGTTTAAAGTTATCACGTAACTGATTAGCGGTTACGCTAGTGTTAGTTTATCACGCTATACGACACGCTTAAAATATGAATTTCGTGCGTATCATCGCCATCCATCGGTTGAATAGATGAATTCTTTGTTCTTACCATTTGCCCGTTATAGGTAAGCTGTGTTCCTCTAGCAAATCCAGCTTGAAATATATCTGCAATTTTCAGCCCTAACCATTTTGCACCTTCTAGTGATTTTGGCGTGTTTATGTTGATCTGGTAAATTCCTAGCTGAATGTCGCTTGAGCAGTCCGCCATTCCAATGCTGTTATCATCGCCATAAATCATAAACTCTTGAATGTATGTAGTGTTGGGATCAGGCTCATAAGTCGCACCGTTAGGAATTAACAGGTAACTATTGGCTGTAGATATAACTCTAGCCTGATTCAATAATGCTTTCGCTAAGTCGTTTTTACTTATCATCGTATCTTCTTCGCTATTCGTTCAACTACAAGAGGCCATTGAGCCGCTGCTATTCTCACCATCCCTTGGGGTGCCATTGATGAGTGACCGTATTCTAAGCGTCTTGCGTAAGGCAATGAGTTAGTTAAAAACATCTGATCACCGAGCTTAAATTGAGTGCTTAAATGCAAAAACTCTGTAAACCTTGCGCCGCCTTTTGCTCCAAAACCTTTTTTAGCCGTTGCCGTTGTCGTGCTTGTGTTCGGCTCATTTAATCCAGACATCCAATTATTGCGGAATAATCCCTCATCAACTGGAGATGAGACTATAACCTTTGATGCAGTTTCAGTATAGGACTCTTGAGCGACTAGCCTTAATCGCTCTTTGTTTCGCTTATTTATCTTTTGCCATTGGTTAGCCATTTATGATATTAAATGCAGCTTTCAAATCTTCCTGCATTCCATCTGGCAATTGATCGTTGTACTTTGCTATCGTTTCAAGAATTTGCTTGAACCCATCAACCTGCTTGAAGTCAACTTTAAAATCAATAGCGGCTAGTGAGCTACCATCGATATCAATAAGTTTTTTGCCGTGAAGCGCTGCAACCTGCTCTAGAGTTTCAGTGCAAAGCAATGCGTGGATATTATCCATATTATCTATTGAACCGATATAAACCCCTACCTCTGCCGTTAACATCGAGCCTGATTGCATGTGGATTTTAATAGATTCAACGCCGCTTATTTCATTGCCTTTGTCACCAAAGACCTTAGTCCCGTTGCAAGTTTTAACTCCATCTTCATCAGGTAAAACAATTTTAATAGTCATCCTATTTCCTTAATTGAAGCTTTCTAAATATATTAACACCAGCAGCAGAACTTAAATCGGTGATATCTTTAATGGTCATTGTTATGCCGTTTACATCGGTTTGCATTCCTATTTCTGGTGATGTTTCACTTGAAAAAAATACGTATGCATCACCCATTATAATTCTTTCGCCGTCAATCTCGCCTGATTTATATCTGAGCAGTGGCGTTATAATTCCATCGATCACAATATCAGGCTCATCAGGCTTTGGATCACCAAAAGCATCAGTTCCACCAGTCGCGCCTTTTTTGGTTACAGTACCAGTCTCGCCAAAGTTTGCGATTATAGATTCAGCGGTTAATCTCGCCGCTTCGTAATCAAAGGCCATTAGTAAAACTCAACCGTTGCGCAATCTTTCTTGTAATCATCCAAGCAACCACCAGCAAGCTGATTAGCCATTACGCCATAAGGGGTGCTTTCAATGCTATTTTTAACCAATGGAGCCGACGCGTAAGTCGTTTCCAATACATCAAGCTTTTCTTTTGTAACTGGACCTTTGTTCGCTGGATCCTGTAGCGTTACATTGTGCGCAGATAGATAAAGCTCTACTTTTGTTAACAGAGCTTCATCACCGCCAATACAAGCGGCGTTTGAATCAACAATAGCACTAGAGCCATCAATCCATATTTGAATTGTGGCATCATCAAGATCAGTAGCTACGATCGCCGTTACTTCAGCAGGAGTTACGCGGCTCATTATTTAGCGCTCTTTTTGATTTTCTTTGGCTCTTTTTTAACTGGCTTTTCTTCTACAGGCAATAGCTCAACTTTATTAGCTAAATTTTTAGCCTGCAAATCAGTTAATTCAATAATATCACCAACTTTATGATCTAGCGTGTGCTTTGCAATTACAGTGTATTTAGCCATGATTATCAATCCAATTAATTAAACTCTTCTACCAAAAAGCCGCAATTAAGCGGCGTTTATTATTGGCCATCTAATTACTAGACGGTCGCGTGCATAATACCAGTTGACTGCT